TCTCCACCACCAAATAATTTGGATATGCCGTCACCAACACCAGACATCAAACTACCAGCACCCATTTTCAAAATGGCATCACCAATAGTTCCAAGACCCTTTGCAACTCCATCAAATTTTGAACTATCAAAATTTAAAAGTTCTGCAATACTTGTGGTTATGTCCTTTATTCCTTTTCCAGCAATCATCGCAGCAACACCGAACACGGCAAGTGATGCACCTAATACTGCAAATGCGGCAGCACCCATCATTATAGGCACCATCATTGTACCAAGAAGAGCAAATGCCCCACCTAATAGTGCGATGTTTATGGCTAATTTTGCAAGTTTATCCATATCCAATTTAGTCATTTCTTGAAAAAACGGAATTAGTATAACAGCTGCTTTTGAAAATTCTTGCATTGCCTTACCCATAACATATAATGCACCTGATAATATAAACAATGCAGCAGCGCCAGCTATAATTGCCACCGCACCTACTCCCGATGACATTATCGCACCAAGTACCATAACTGCCCCTACAAGAGCACCAAGTGTAACTATACCCATAATCACACCCTCCCATTTCACACCGGTTGAAAACTCTTGCATTGCCTTTGCTGCAACATAAAGTGCGGCAGCAACAATAAGAAGTGCAGCGGCGCCAGCTAACATTTTCTTCGGATCCATTTTTTTAAAAAAGTCTTTAAATGCACTACCTTTTTTACCAGGACCGCCTGGAATTGGTGCTTTTGATACAGCTTCTGCCCCTTTATCTGCAACACTTCCGCCAATCTTTTCACCAATTTTCTTGGTTGCACCGCTGACTTTACCCATAAGTGTTTTAGTTACACCAGTTGCTTTGTCTTGTACTTTATCAAATGAACCAGCAACTTTTGATACCATAGCAGAACCAAAATCCAATGCTTTAGTTTTTAGTAAATCCATTCCCTTTACGAGTAAAGATTTACCAAAGAAGTAACCACCTATTGCAGTAAGAGCAGTGAGAACACTTCCAAATCCAGATGTTAGTGGTTTTACTTGGTTAGTGACTGCTTGTACTCCATCTCCTACCTTTCCAGTTGTTTTTGCGATTTCTTGAGTCTGTTCTTTAGAATCTCCAAATAATCCAAGTATCCAAGTCAATGGTTTTACAATATAACCTATTGTAGCAGCTATAGCTGCAATAATAGGTTTTATAAAACCAACGGTTCCTTTTACTGCATTTAGAATTCCATCCATTGCCTCGGCACCGTCTTTTCCATTCATGAGACCGTCAACCATATCCAATATTGGATCTAACAGTTTTACAGCAATTTCCTGAATTCGTTTCATCAAATCCGCCATTGCTGCTTGTGTTTCTTCAGACTTTTTCTCTGCGGCCAATTTTTCAAGATATGCCTTTTTGTCTTTATCACCAGTTTCTGCAGCCATCTTTGCCAAATCACCTGCATTTTTTGCTTGGAGTTCTTGTAATTGTTGTTGTGATAATCCAGCCTTATTGAGTTCTTCTTGTTTTCCAAGCATTTCAGCCATTTGGTCAACTTCCATACCTGCAGCTTTTGCGAGAGCTTCTTTCTGAAGTACATTCATCTTATTGAAGTCTTCCATCGAACCGACTTGTTTTAGAAGTTCGTTCATTACCTTTTCTTGGTCACCTGCAAGTGCAGCTTGTCTCATGGCATCCAAGTTTATTTCTCGACCAAGCAATACACGGGCTTCCATTTCAGCCTCAAGAGACTGTTCAATATCAAGACTCTTACGACCAATGTCCGCAATTTGCTTCATATTCATACCAAGCATCTTTGCGTGCATTGCAGTCTTTATCATTGCCTCTGGCATTTTTGACATTTGAGATACAATACTCTTTGGAATACCAGCAAGTATCTTCATAGAGTCTTTTGCAGAGAATATACCCTTACCAAGAGTAGATGCCATCATACTCATTTCACCAACCGATTTACCAGATATGGCGGCTATGTTACTTAGATTACCAGCTTCTTCAGCACTCAATCCAAATTTCTCAGTAAGAAGTGCGGTATCTTTTACCATCTGTTGAACTTGAGCATTACCACTTGCAAATGCACCAGTCAAATCAATTCCACCGAGATTATCACTAACTGTTTTTAGACTCTTTGCAATTTCTTCAGAATGTATTCCAGTAACTCGCATTTCATTTGAAACGTCTACTGCAGTATGATGAAGTTCTTTCGCCTCATTCTTACTTATACCAAAGTCTTTACCGAGCTGTGAAACTTCTTTATCCAATTTTCCAAATGAATTGATTAGGAAGTTTCCCAACATAAGAATGGCACCTATACCTAGAGCCATTGTCAATTTACCAGCCATATCAAGAATACTCTTGAGACCTTTACCAGCTTCAGAAAATGCACCTTTCAAGTCACCTGCTTTTACAGATTTTACTACATTTACAAGGGCACCGCCAACTTTTTCTTTTAGCTGAGAATTTATGTCATCCAGTCCGAATTTCTGAAGTAGTGCGCCTTTGAAATCCCCGCTTGTTATTTTATCAAGTACCCCAAGTGTTTTTTCAGCTGTTTCAGATGCCTCTCCCAATGCTTTATTTTGTTGTAACATTATATCATGGGCACCTCTTCTTGCATTCAATGCTTCTCGTTCTATATCTAGCTCTATTTGTTTATTTAGTATTTCTTTTTCGGTCATATTTTCTCTATTTTCCAAGAACTCATTCATCTTATCTTGAAACGCCTCTTCATCAATTCGAATTTTAGTCATTTTCTTTGCTAAATCTTCTTCTACTTTTTTAGAATCATATTTACCTTCTGCGGCTGCTTTTGCACCATCAGCTATTTCTCTTTCAAGATTACGGTATTCTTCACGAACTTTATTTGTTTCTTGGAGGGTATCCATAAATTGGTCTGAAAAGTTTGCTCCATCAGCCAATTGATTGGTAACTGTTTGTAGTATATTACCAAACTTTCTGGAAAGGTCAGAACTAGCTTGCATATTTTCGGTAACTTGTCTACCAACGTCACTAATTTCTGTCATTTCATGTCTCTGTTCTCTCATACTTACTAGAACAGATTGTGACAAGTCTTTCACTTCAGACTGGTCTCGCCGTCTTTTTCTTATTATTTCTACTATATTTTTTTCGGTATTCTCTTGATCATCCAATATTGATGATATTTCTTGTTCTTGAGCTTGAAGTTGTTGTAAGTGAACCACTCGTTCTTGTACAAGTTGCGATATTTTGCGGTCTTTCTCAAGTTGTTCATCCGCTGTGCGCGCAGTTATAGCTCTAGCTTCTGCAAGTTTCCGCTCTGTTTCTAGAATTTCTCCTTGAATACGATTATATTCTGATGCAGCTCTGCTTCTGGCGTTCTCTGCATCAGCTGATGGCCGAGACGGTTGCTGTTGCGGTTGCTGATTCTGATTAGGATTTTGTGTATTATTTCTACGAGCCATTTAGTGCAACCAGTTATACTCTGAATTTTTTACGTCTTTCTTCTGCGTCTTTACAATCTTTCGGATATTTCTTGCAGTAATCATCTATTTGTTTTTCCATAGCATCGTATGCCTTGTACATATCACGAATATGTCCGACTAATTTTTGGTTTGAACGAAAAGCTTTTTCTAACTGATTTACTTTTCGTTTTACTATGAAATCTACGACTGCATCCATTATTGATTTCGCTATTGACATTTTTTCCTCCGTAAAAAAGTAGGGTTTACATACCTATAAATATGTAAACCCCGAATATTATTGTTTAGGTGAGGAAGAAAAACTTGGAACCGAACGTTTTGCTTTGCTGTATTCTGCACTTTCCGCTTTGTTTTTTTCTTCTATTGCCTTTATTACTTGTTGAATATAGAATCTTCTCAAGTGTATTGGGAGACAATAAACCTCATCCCATGTAAAACCACCTTTTCCATGATAACATAAAGAGAATATCTCTTCATGTAATCCTAGTTTATAATCAGTTCCCAGGCCAAAAAAAGGAAACATCCATTGGGATGTCCATCTCCTTTACCTCTCCTGTTGTTTCTGAAACAAATGTAAAGGTCATGTCAAGGTCTGGTGTTATTTGCTTCATATACGAACGTAGTGCTCGAGAATCGAGTGCAAATAGTTCATTATCAACAAAATTATTTACGGTAGCACGACCCGATTCACCATCAACTGCAATTATCAGATTTTTCAAACGAGTTGTTAGTTCTCTATCAATACCTGTACGAACAGTTGTTTTGTTCATACCTTTTATTTCCGTCTGTATTTGTTTGTCCAAACTATGAGTCATAAGTCTAAAAGTGACAACCCGTCTTGACTGTGGTAGTTCGAAATCGAATTCGTTCTTACGTTGCTCGAATAGAGAATAATCCACCTCCTTGTGCTCTATTTGAGTCAAATCAATTGTAACTTTTTGTTTTGTACCAGGTGAAAACGGGTCGTCAACTTCAACTACATAATCTTTTCCATATCCTAAAATTCTAGCTGCAACCATGATTGCATTTTTATCGCCAACAAATAAATCACCATAATTTATTGGTGTAACAATAAGTGACTCGAATAACTTATCCAAAACAACGCCTTGCTTGATAAGATTCTGTGAAGTCAAAATATCTTCTTCTTTTGCAGTCATATACTTCATTTCAATCGTACCCTCGGCAAGAGGATGGTCTTCTGAATATAAAAGACCCTTTGACGGGAGTGGAATTATTTCCGTTGGGAAATTCGATTTCTTGACTGATGTTTGTTTGAAGTCCGCCATCAAATGGGCTTTGAGTTCTTCGTCGGACATCTCCGCTCCAGTTTTTGGAAGATTATATCCGGTTGATACTTGTGCCATAACTAAATCCTATAACTAAATGAAACAATATTGTTCGTATAAATAAATATGGGTATCTCAGAAAAAATCCAAGATACCCATGAAATTTTATGTTCAACGATTAGAACTGGAGGATTGCGTAATCATAAGCAAGTGTGAGAGAGATTTCAACGAAGTTATCCGTTGACCAATCCATATCACCAAATGTTGTTGCTGTAATGAAAGCACCCTTCAAAGTCCATTCTTCAACCTTGTCACCAACTGGGCCAAGAACGTTGAATGTGATGTCCTTCTTATAGAAGTCAGAATATCCGTCACGACCTGTTACAGACTCGTGTGATAGACGAACCCACTCCATGACTGCCTGTGCAGCTGATGGTACAATCGGGTCATATAGCTTGATAGTCACGTCCTGCCATTCACCCTTACCTTTTACCTTACGCTTGACATTGATGTGGTCAAGTGTGATTGGGTTGAAGTTGATGTTTGGTCTACCTGCACCTTTGATGAGGTATGCTGGGACGCCTTCAATATACATGATAAACCGGTTGGCAAGTTTCGGTTCATACGGGGTAAAAAATATTTCGGTAGGATCGAGTAGTTCAGCCATTTATTTCTCCAAGTTATAAAATCTCTTTCATATAAATATAGATGACTTTAGAAAAAATTGGGGGAGTATTTTTCAACTCCCCCGATTATTTCAATTAGGCACCTGGGAATGCTGCACCTGTTGATTGAATGTTGAAGTCAAGAATAATGAATTCAGCAGTTCTAGCAGGTTGTAGATACAACTGGCCATAAAGAATGTTA